GAAAAATACATTTCTGATTGGGGTACTATGCATAAGGCTATGGCGGTTCTATATAGACCTATAGTAGCTGGAAAGAAAGAATTTTATGAGATAGAGAAATACAAGGGTTCTGACAAGTACTCAGACTTAATGAAAGACTCGCCTATAACTGTATCGCTTGGGGCAATGGTTTTTTTTTATCGTTTAGGGAAGGAATTATTGAAAATTATGACTCACTCTTTACAGGAGGATTTAGTCCAGATGGTACACCAAGCTCCCAAGAATCTTTCGGGAAAAAATGGGGATGGTACCAATCAATATATGCTCTTGCTAGAGGAGATGTCGGAAAAATTGAATCAATTACGAAGCTTAACGTCCATCAGTGTATGATGTGGCTAGAGTTCGAGAAAGAGAAAAATGAATTAGAAGCAGAAAGAATAAAAAAAGCATATAAGCAATGAGAACAGTATATCAAGTGTTAGATAAAATAAAGAGCAAGTTAAGGTCCTCCCCTAACATACAGACAGTATCTTTTGGTGACTTTTTTGATATAGACCTCAACAAGACAAGTATATTCCCTATCGCCCATATTGGGCTAGGGACCACTTCTATTCAGGAACATAAACTTGAGGTGGGAATAAACCTTATACTGCTCGATATAGTAGATGACAACAGGGACCCAAGCACAGAAGACGAATTTTACGGTAACAACAACCTCCAAGATATCCTAAACACTCTGTTGGCGGAAGCCAACATCTTAGTGTCAGACCTGAGAAGGGGAAGTGGTTACGATGAACTTTTTGAGGTGGAAAGTAATATATCTGCGGATCCGTTCTTAGATAGATTTGAGAACCAGCTTGCAGGCTGGTCTCTCAATATCGCAGTATCATTTCCTAATAACGATATAAGTATTTGCTAATGGGAGAAAGAGTACAAGGCACGCTTCTGAAGATATCTAATGAACTCATTGACGGTATGATTAGTGAAATCGTATCCAAGAGGAGAGTTGCTAGTGGGGAACTTAAATCTTCTTTTTTAGGTTTAGTATCTGAAGATGAACTAAAGATATTTAATGATGCTGAGTATGCTAAAAACGTAGACTTAGGTAGGAGGCCCGGTAGATTCCCTAATGTAAATAAATTACAAAACTGGATAAAGATAAAATTTGGAGCAGGACCCTACAGAGGTAGGGGTATCGGAAGACCTTTGAAGATAAAAGACCTCACATATTTAATAGGCCGAAAAATAGCTAATGAAGGATATCCAGGAATAAACTATGTAGCAAATGCATTCTTAAACGCAGAAAGTATGATAACAAAAGAATTAGGAGACGCTTATCTACTAGACTTAGAAGAACAATTAGAGAAAGAAATACCAAATCTTAAGTAAAACAAAAAACTATGGCAAATATATTATTACGCTCACCTCAATATATAAGTGTAAGTAGCGCAGCTTCTGCAAAGCTAACTATAACTATTGATGGTACGCTTAGATATACAATAATCAAGAACGCTATAAACAGTAGAGTTGTATTTGAAATATCAGAACTGTGTAGAGATTACATAGAACACTCTTTTACACAATCTAATCCAGCAGAGACAATAACCATTGCCACACAAAGGTTTAGATATACAGAAGCTAATGGCGGAGGTACAGAGACAGATTTAGGTACATCAACAGACACAGGTTTTGATGGCTATGGATTATTTACAGGGAGTGTAAACCCAACGCTACCATCAACTACATTACAATCTAACACAGATATCTATTTACCATTTAATACGGCTAGTTATATAGCCACAAACACTTTATCAACTAAAGCCATTATATCTGCAACAGACACGTCTATATCATTAGGCATACCATCAGTTACGTTTACAATACACAGGGTTTGTGATTCAAAGTTTGGTTCATCTAAGATTACCTTTCTAAATAGATTCGGTGCGTTACAGGAGATGTACTTCTTCCATAAGTCCTCAGAAGATATAACCACGACTAGCGAGAGTTATAAGAGAAATATATTTGATTACGCTAACACTAATTACAGCAGTACTGACCATCAGATGCAGAAGTTTAATACTAATGCCACAAAGAAAACAACACTAAACACGCCTTTTGTTACAGAGCAATTCAATGAAGCAATAGAAGAGTTAATGCTTAGTGAGTATGTATGGCTAACTCAAGGAAGTATAACGCACCCTGTTACACCATCTACGAAATCACTAAGATTCAAAACATCTGTAAACGACAAGTTAGTTCAATACACTATTGAGTTTGACCATACTTCAAGTGTGATAAACAATGTTAGATAATGAATAAAGTTTTATTGTACATAAAGGATTCTGATGGCACTTTTCAAGAGGTTGACCTGTTTGAGGATGAAACTATAACCGTAACATCTAAGATACAAGATATACGAGATGTAGCTAAAATATTTACTGACTTCTCTCAATCATTTACACTTCCAGCGTCAAAGAAGAACAATAAGATATTTAAGCACTTCTACAACTACAACATATCAGAAGGTGCGTTTGATGCCAGAAAAAAGGTTGATGCGATAATAGACGTGAATTATATACCTTTTAGAGAAGGAAAGATATTCCTTAATGGTGTTAAAATGAAGGACAACGCACCGTTTTCATACAACATAACATTCTTTGGAGATACAGTAAATCTAAAGGATGCATTAGGAGATGATGAGCTGAGTGTCCTTGACTTATCGGCATTTGACCACGATTATGATTCAGATGCAGTAGAGACGGGTCTCACTACTGGTTATTTCTCCGATTCAATAATATACCCTCTTATAACGCACACTAAAAGACTATACTTTAACTCCGACACTAACCACAACTCCGATACTCTTATAGGGGATTTGTCTTATCATAACGGGTCTGTAAACGAAGAGGTTGCATTAACATTTGATGACTTAAAACCAGCTATAAAGGTAACTGACATAATTAATGCTATTGAGGCAAAATCTTCTTACGGATTGACATTTGCGTCTGGTTCTGCTAACAACTTCTTTGAGAGTACCGCTATAAGCAATCTGTATCTTTGGTTAAGTAAAACAAAAGGTATTTTAGGTGGTGGTAGTGGAGAATCTACTAAGGTTCTTGGGACTTGGTCTCCAACACCAAATACAGACCTTGTTTGGGATGTTGATATTTCAAACGGACAGAATTTATCTTTAGACTCGCAATACTTTCTTTATCCACAAGCAAATGTTAAATCAACAGTAACAATTACTCCTAATAGTAGTCCTGCTTCTAATCTTGATATTGAATATGACATAGAGATGCTTTTAGATGGAGCAGTTGTATCTACCGTATCAGGAGTAAAAGGAACAAATGCACTTATACACACAGAAACCGCAGGAGATTTAATACAACAGTCATCAGTAGTAACTTTTAGGGTGAAATCAAAACAGGTTCTTGTATTTACACCATTCTTAAAAACAGAAGTTACTGGCTCTGGTTTAAATGATAGAGGAGATTATACTTGTCCTCAGCAAAGCATAGTTTCATCTATAATAGTTTCTGACCAAATGCCAAAGATGAAAGTAATAGACTTTTTGACTGGGCTATTTAAGTTATTCAATCTTACCGCATTTATAGAACAAGATAGAAATGATGCTAATTACGGCAAGATTAAAGTGGTAACTCTTGATGACTTTTATGACGCATCATCATCTACTACATTTGATGTTACTAAATATGTTCATTCATCTGAAACCGATATTGAATCCACCATACCATTTAGCGAAATAGACTTTGAATACAAAGAAGGCAAGACACTTCTAATGAAGCAACACAAAGAAGCCTTCAATGATGAATTTGGAAATGAAGAGTTTATGCCAACGGGCGTAGATAGAGGTAAACCATATAAAGTTAGCGTTCCGTTTGAGCATTTTAAGTTTGAGCGATTGATTGATGAGAACTCATCTGGTATAGGTAAAACTCAAATACAATGGGGATATTCAGCAGGAGAAAACTTTAAGCCAATAGAGAATCCCAAGACAGGTCAACCATCTGCTAATTACGAACCTGTTCTTACAGCACCAATGCTTTTTTATGGTATTAGGATAACTAATATTACAGACGGTGAGGGTATAAACTTTAACGGCACTACCCACGATGATTTACTCAACTACTGGAAACCCTCTAATACAAACGAAACTGGTACTAACGATATAGATGAATATACCGAGAACGGAACTACAACGTCAACATCAAGTGGTAAACTTGTAGATAGTGGTAAGACATTTACTACAAGCATCACTCAAAATAGCGATGGTAACTACGATAACTATTTTGTAAAGAATACTGATGATACTACATTAACTAAAATAACTGCTGTTGATAGCGACACTACACTTTCTTTAGCTGACGATATATTCATTAGTGGAGAAGATTACATTATATATAAAGCACCAGAATATACATTGAACTTTGATAACGAAATTGATGAGTGGAGTTTTACCGATTATGGCGGTCAATCTAATTCCTTGTTCAAGAACTTTTATAAAACATACATAGAAGATGCGTTCAATGCCAAGAAAAGAATATTTAAGTTAACGGCACAATTACCAAACAGAGTATTACTTAACTATAAATTGAATGATAGGTTTCAGGTTGGAGATAAAGTATTCACTATAAATTCAATCAACACAAACCTAAGAACAGGTGAGTCTGAACTAGAATTACTAAACGTATTATGATAAAGCAGATTATAGATTTATTGCAAGTATCTGATTGGTATGGCATATCTCATAACATAGACATTGCCAAAGGAATGTATAAGGGATGTTCTAATTGGGATGATGTGAAAAAACAAGTAAAAAGAGTGAAACAATCTAAAGCATACAAGAATGGCTGAACAAAAGATACTCATATCAATAAAGATTAACGATAGGGAGGCTGCCAACACCCAGAAGCAATTAAAGGTTACTAAAGACAACTTTCACAGCCTTACTGATGCTGAAAAGAAAAAAATCATTGCAGATAAGCAATTAGCTTTATCAGCCAAAGCGGTAGATAAATCTCTTACGCAACAAGCAGCAGCAGCAAACGCAGCAGCAGCAGCAACAGATAAGATGAGAGCAACCTCTGGTCTAAACAATGCTATTATAATGGAAAGTAGCCGACTTGCTTCTGATGCGAGTTTTGGTTTTACAGCAATAGCAAACAACTTATCGCAATTAGTAAACCTGTTCCAAATGAACGTGAAAGCAACTGGTTCTTTTACTTCAGCAATATCAGGTCTTTTCACCGCACAGGCAGCGGTTCTTATTGGAATACAGCTATTAATAACTTACGGAGATAGATTAGCTAAAGCAATCATGGATGCTGCAAATTCAAGTTCAATATTAAATGATACGTTTAAGGATTTAGGCGGTGAGGTTTCTTCTTCTGCTGGAAATTTTGAAACGTATATAAAAATACTTCAGGATTCAAATAGGTCTCAAGAACAGCAGAATATAGCCGTTGAGAAACTTAAAGAAGAGTTTCCAGAATACATAACACAGTTAGACGAAGCGGGGGTTTCTCTTCAGGATGTAGCTAAAAACACAAAAGAGGCAAAAAAACAAAACGATAATTATAGAGATTCTTTAATTCAGTTAGGAATGTCTCGTGCTGCTCAAACTAAAATTGAAGAGCTTTCTGCTGAAAGACTAAATCTTGTTGAAGAAAGAAGAAAGTATTTGAGGGCGCAAGGAATTGTAGATGAAGAGGATGCAAAAAAAGAGATTAACAGGATAAATGAGCAATATGGTGATGAGTTTATAGAATATGATAAAGAGTACAAAAAAATTATAGACACAACAGACAGGGTAACTCAACAAGCACTCTTAAGGAGGTTAGAACAGTCTAATATAGGCAAACTAAAATCAAGAAGGGATTTTCTAGCAGCACAAAAAGGGTTTAACGAAGAAGAAATTAAGGAGCTAGATGAACAAATTAAACAATTTTCTGAATATAGAATATTATCAAATAAAAACGAAGAAGAAGAAGCTAAAAAAAGAAATCGTATATTTAAAGCAGCAGACCTTGACTTTGAGAAAGAAACGCAGAAGTCAAGAGAGAGATTACTCAAGGGCTTTATAAAAGATGAAAAACTACAAATCAAAATTAAGTTTGATGGTATTAGAGAAAGGGCAAGATTAAAGCGAACTGAGTTTGAACAAGACCAACAAAGAAGATTAGATGAGTTTCTTGCCGTTGAAGAAGACGAAAATAAAAGATTAGATGCCCAAAAGAGGTTTGATAATGAAGTTGCTAAATCTAAAGAGTCTTTAACTAAATATATAAATCAACTTAATGCAGAGCAGTTAGTAGCCACAGGTAATTTAACAATAGAACAGTCTCAGAAGATAATAGATGCCGATAGAGAGTTACAATATAAGTTACAGGAAAACGACCAAAGAGCAGCAGACCAAGAAGTTTTAAATGAGGGTATAAAATCTGGAAGGTTATTTGATTTAAAGAATCAGCAGCTTGAAAAAGAGAGGGTAAGACTCGAAACGCAACTTGAAAATGAAAAGTTAACCTTTCAAGATAGAATGAGCCTTCAAGACCAGTTAACTGATGTTGAACAACAACAGACTGACGCTAGAATAAAAATGGCAGAACTTGAGGCTAAATCAAAAATGCAGTTATTAGACGTAACCGCAAATGCTTTAAGTTCTTTCAGTAAACTGGCAGGCAAAGAAACTGTTGCTGGTAAAGCCCTTGCTGTTGCCTCAACCTTAATGTCCACATATAGTGCTGGTCAAAAAGCGTATGAATCCCAGTTTTTACCTATTCCAACAACAAGCTCTCCAATAAGGGGTACGATAGCAAAAATAGCTGCTTATGCAAGTGGTTTTGCGAGTGTAAAAGAAATATTAAAAGTAAAAACACCTGCTGGTTCTGGTAGTACTAGTTCTGGGGCTGCTGCTGCTTCAAGAACAATTCAAGCACCAGACTTTAATGTTGTTGGCGCATCACAGACATCGCAACTAGCACAAACTGTTGCTGGAGAACAGGCAAAGCCAGTAAAAGCATTCGTAGTAGGAAAAGACATTTCAACACAACAAGAATTAGATAGAAATATAACAAACACCGCATCATTCGGTTAATTCAATAGTATGAAGGTAATAGAATTATTTATAGACGAAGAAGGAGAGTTCTCAGGTATTGACGCTATATCAATCGTAGAGCAACCAGCCATAGAAGAGAACTTTGTAGCTCTGAAAGAAGAAATAAAAGTTGAGCTTGCAGACGTGGACAAGGACAAGCGTATTCTTATGGGTGCTGCACTTATACCGAACAAGAAAATATATAGAAGAGACAAAGAGGATGAATATTATATATACTTCTCTGAAGATACAGTCAGAAGAGCATCAGAGTTATTCTTGATGAAGGGAAATCAAAACAAATCAACTCTTGAGCATCAGGCACAACTATCAGGAATGTCTGTTGTAGAGTCTTGGATAATAGAGGATGAGCAGTATGACAAGTCTCGTAAGTATGGACTAAATATGCCAGTTGGTACTTGGATGGTATCAATGAAAGTAAACAATGAAGATGTTTGGCAAGACTACGTTAAGACAGGTAAGGTAAAAGGGTTCTCAATAGAGGGTTACTTTACCGATAAGGTTGCTATGTCAATGATTCAGAAAGAGAATGATGCTGCTGAAGTATTATTGGAGATTGCTGATAGCATTGAAGCTGGAAAGTTAAACCTAAAAACATACGGAGACTACGGAAGTGGTGTTAGAAATAACGCCAAGAGAGGTATTGAACTAAACAAGAAGGTGAATAACCGTTGCGCCACCTCTGTGGGGAAAATAAGAGCGCAGCAGCTCAGTAGAGGTGAAAAACTAAGTGTCTCCACGATTAAGAGGATGTACTCATATCTTTCAAGGGCTGAAACATACTATGATGCAGGCGATTCTAAGGCTTGTGGCACAATTTCATACCTATTATGGGGCGGAAAGGCTGGTTTAGCTTGGAGTAGAGGTAAATTAAGAGAATTAGGAGAATTAAACCTATCTGAACTGGATTTAGCGTCTAAAGAGATAGATGGTAGGCTTGCTTACGATACAAAAGAAGAGGCGCTAAGAATTGCAAAGGATATTGGGTGTGAAGGGTTTCATGTACATAATGTCGAGGGTAAAGATTGGTATATGCCCTGTAAAGAACACAAATTAGCTGAATACGATGACAAAGGAAGAATTAGAAGAAGCAAGAAAGCTCCAAATTCCGATACTCCAAATCCTAATCCAAAACGAGGAAGTAAACGCAATCCAAAGGGTGCTGCTGGGAAGTCAAGGGGAGTTACTGTACCCGACAGAGTCTTAAAGTCGTTACAGAAGAAAGCTAATGACTTCAATGAGAAGTATAAATCTAAAAAGGGATATGGAACTACTGTTGGACAACTTAAATCTGTGTATCAGCGAGGAGTTGGTGCTTTCCAAACGTCTCACAGCCCTAACGTAAAGTCAGCAGAGCAATGGGCGCAAGCTAGAGTAAACGCTTATATATACCTTTTAAAGAACGGTAGACCGCAAAATGCTAAGTACACTACTGACTACGATTTATTGCCAAAGAAACATCCTAAATCAAGTAAGAAATGAAAAGTAAAGAAACCGTAGGACAACAAGTACCATCAAACTCAAGAAGAGCTTGCTTATGCAAGGATGGGAGAACATACTCAAGGAGATGCTGTGATGGCACTCTTAGAAGTCAGGGCATAGGAAAAATAAATGCCTAAAAATCTAACAGTACGTTAAGTACTTGTTATTTATCTATAACTATAACTGTTAATTAACATAATATGGAGAGTAAAGCTACAAACATTCTAAATGATATTATGCAAAAACTTTCTGCTATTAGTGAGCCAGAAACTAAAAAGGTTGAGAACATTGAAGTTGCAACCGAAGAAGTTAATGGGTCTCCAGAAGTAGAAGAAGTTGCATTATCTGAGGATTCTGTTGAAGAAGTTGCTACTGAAAAAGTAGAGACTGCTCCTGAAGCTGAATCAACTGAAGAGGTTGAACTAGCTGAAGAATCTGAAGAAGATAAAGAAGCTATTGAAGCCGAAGAAGATGAGGCAGAAGAGCTAGAAGAAGATTATGTATCTAAACAGGACTTCGATTCTAAAATCGCAGAACTTGAGGATATGATTAAATCTATTAAGGAAGATATGATGGTAGAGTATGACAAGGTAGAGGCTGAAAAAGCTGAACTATCTTCTCAAGTCAAAAAGCTATCTGCTGAACCAGCAGCCGAGCCAATCGCACACGCACCATCACAAAAAACAGAACAAAAAGAGGTGATTAAATTCGGTCAGAATCGCCCTGCTAATACACTTGACCGAGTATTTTCTAAATTAAACTAACAAACAAAAAAGATGAGTACAAGAAATATTCAACTAGACGCAGACAATTCATTAAATAGTCTGACTACAACCTACGCTGGTGAGTTTGCAGGGAAATATATCTCGGCAGCTCTTTTGAGTGGTAAAACTCTTGCTGAAGGAGCTATCACAATAAAGCCAAACGTAAAGTATAAAGAAGTAATCAAAAAAGTTGCTTCTACTGACCTAATCACCGATGCTACTTGTGATTTCACAATTGATGCTGACGTTCTTACATTAACTGAGCGTATTCTTCAACCAGAAGAGTTCCAAGTTAACTTACAACTATGTAAAAAAGATTTCCGTTCTGACTGGGAAGCTGTACAAATGGGATATTCTACATTTGACAACCTACCTCCAGCATTTTCTGATTTCTTATTAGGACATGTTGCTGCTAAAGTTGCTGAGAAAACTGAGCAAAACATCTGGGGTGGTGTAAACGCTACTGCTGGTGAGTTTGACGGTTTTACAACTTTGATGGCTGCTGATGGAGATGTAAACGATGCTGCTAACGGAGCTGAAACTTCTTTCACATCAGGAAACATTGATACACTTTTAGGCAACGTGGTTGACGCACTTCCTTCTGCTGTTTACGGTAAAGATGACTTGACAATATATGTGCCTACAATTGCATATCAAGCGTATATCCGTTCATTGGGAGGCTTTGGAGCGCAAGGATTAGGTGCTTCTGGTACAGATAGTAAAGGTTCACAATGGTATAACATGGGCAATGCTCTTAGCTTTGAGGGAATCAAAATACAGCTTGCTACTGGAATGCCATCAGACCACATCGTAGCTGGACAGGCATCTAACTTGTTCTTTGGAACAGGATTGCTTGCTGACCACAACGAAGTAAAAGTTATAGACATGCAAGATATTGACGGAAGTCAAAATGTTCGTGTCGTAATGAGGTTTACTTCTGGTGTACAGTATGGTATTGGTTCTGACCTTGCCCTTCTTACTTTAGCATAATAATTGTTTAACTTAAAAGGGTGGTTAACGCTGCCCTTTTCACTAAAAAAAAATATAAATAATGCCTTGTAATTTAACTGGAGGAAGATTAAGACCTTGTAAAGATGCCGTAGGTGGTATAAAAAAGATTCACTTTGTAGATTTTGGAGCTATGGGAGCTATGTCTTATGGAAGTGATGATGAAATAACTGATTTGGTAACAGCAAGTACTTTCGATTATTATACCTACGATGTTAAAGGTAACTCTTCCTTAGAAACAAATATTACATCCTCTATGGAGAATGGAACAACATTCTTTGAACAGGTTGTAAACTTAACACTATTTAAACTAACTAAAGAGGATAATAAAGAGTTAAAACTTATAGCGTATGGTAGACCACACGTTGTTGTTCAAACTTTTGATGATAAATTCTTGTTAGTTGGTTCTGATAATGGTGCTGACGTAACTGGTGGTACTGCTGTAACAGGTACTGCTATGGGAGACTTAAATGGCTACACACTTACATTAACCGCAAACGAACTTCGTATGCCATCCTTTATTGATGGTGCTACTGATGCAAATCCATTTGCAGGTTTAAGTAATGCTACTGCTACTGAAGGAACTCAGAGAGACCCTTTATAGATTTAATAGGGGTATAAATTTAAAAGGGGGCTTAATTGCCCCTTTTTTTGTATCTTTGAAACAAATAAAGTCATTGTTATTACTTTAGTATGCGTGTATTAACAACATCTACAAGCGACCAGACTATTAAGATTGCTGCAAGAAGAGACGTAGTAGGCACTCTTAGTCTTGAGGTTACAAACAAGTCCACAAGAAAGACTGACTCCTATAGCTCTAGCGTTGAGTGGCAGGAATACAATGTAGCTTGGGAAAACTCAGATGTTAGCTGGGAATCAGGCGGTTTCACATCATCTCAAGGAGATATATTCTTAGAGATAACAAATCAGTATGCGCTTAAAGAGGGTAATTACTATACGTTGAAGTTAATTGATGACAACGGTGAATTATATAGAGACGTTGTATATTGTACAGACCAAACTGATTACGATAAGTACAATCCTAATAAGAATAAATACACACAAGAGAGTAGCTTTGATGATAGCTATATTATATTATGAAAGACGAAAGCACAATACATATTGTACAGTTAGGTTCTTACTCTAAACCAGAGGTAAAGGAATACTATAACGAGGATTGGGTATCTTACGGAGATGATAATGATTATTTTAATTATCTTATAGATAGATACAACGGAAGTCCTACTAATAACGCTGCTATCAATGGCATATCTGAAATGATTTATGGAAGAGGTCTTGATGCAACTGATAGTAAAGAAAAGGAATCGGACTATAAAGAAATGAAGGAGCTTCTTAACAAGAATGTTATTAAGCGCATAACCCATGATTACAAAATGATGGGTCAGGCTGCTCTTCAAGTTATATACACCAAAGACCGCTCTAAAATTGCTAAGGTGGCACACATACCAGTAGAGACGTTAAGAGCCGAGAAATGCAACTCTAAAGGCGAAATAGAGGGGTATTTCTATCATAGTGATTGGTCTAAATACAGGTCAAGTGATAAACTCACAAGAATACCTGCTTTTGGCACTTCAAAACAATCTATTGAGATATTATACATAAAGCCATATAGAGCTGGTTACAAATACTATTCTCCAGTAGATTATCAAGGAGGGCTTCAATATGCCGAATTAGAAGAAGAGATTGCCAACTATCACATAAATAATATTCAGAACGGACTTTCTCCAAGTATGCTTATTAACTTTAACAATGGTACTCCAGATGCAGAGCAAAGGGATGCTATTGAAACAAGCATAATGAATAAGTTTAGCGGTAGTTCTAACGCAGGTCGTTTTATACTAGCGTTTAACGATAGTAAAGAGCTTGCAGCTACTATTGAGCCAGTACAGCTATCAGATGCCCACCAGCAGTATCAATTCTTATCAGATGAGAGTATGCGTAAGGTGATGGTATCACACCGTATAGTATCACCTATGCTTGTAGGCATAAAAGACAATACAGGTCTTGGGAATAACGCAGAAGAATTACAAACTGCTTCTGTTCTTATGGACAACACAGTTATAAGACCAATGCAGGTTACAATACTTGATGAGCTTGAGAAGATACTTGAGTACAACGGAATAAATCTTGATATCTATTTTAAGACGCTACAACCCCTTGAATTTACTGACTTGACTAACGCTATAAGCGAAGCCGAGATAGAGAAGGAAACAGGCGTTAAAAAGGATATAGAAGAGGAAGTCAAGGAAAAGGTAGAGGAACAAATTGAAAATGTAGAATAAAATGCCATCAGCACTATTTATAAAAAGAAGCGACCTAATAAACAATACGGCACTTAGCGGTAATATAGATACTGATAAATTTATTCAGTTTATTAAGATAGCGCAGGATATACACGTTCAGAACTATGTGGGTTCAGATTTGTACGACAAAATATCAAGTGATATTATAGATGGTACATTATCTGGAGACTATTTGAATTTAGTGAACGATTACATACAACCCATGCTTATTCACTTTGCCATGACTGAGTATTTGCCCTTTGCAGCATACACCATTGCTAATGGCTCTGTTTATAAAAAGGGAGCTGAGAATAGCACTATTGTAAATAAGGAGGAGATTGATTCTTTAATTGCAAAGGAGAGAGATTATGCCGAGTATTACACACAGAGATTTATAGATTACATGAGCTTTAATGCTCCAAGTAAATTTCCTGAGTATTACAGTAGCAATAATGAAGATGTTACACCAGATAAAAATGCCTTGTTTAACGGATGGATGCTGTAAGTAAATACAAACCTAAGAAAGATAACGAAAACAAATTGAAGTGTTACTTAAATACTAATACTTCTGGTAATAAAGAAAAAAAGATAAATAATGGCAAGTTTAACAGGCAATAAGATAAAGGACACTTACAAGGGTCTGATAAAGACTACTGATAACGCTGAATTAGGCGCAACTGCAAAAGAGCTTACTGATGGTAACGGTAATGGCTCTGGTGTTACACTAGATAATGCTGGTAATGTAACAGCTACATCTTTTACGGGTGATGGTTCAGGTCTTACTAATCTGCCTAGTGGTGCTGTATCTTCTGTAAACACACAAACAGGCGCAGTTGTTCTTGACACAGATGATATTGGAGAAGGTAGTACTAATCAATACTTTACAACTGTAAGAGCAGTAAACGCAGTTACAGGTGGTAATTTAGATATGAGTAGCTACGATATAACTACCACAGGAAAGATTTACTTTGCTAATGTATTTAGCACAGAAGGAGATTTACCGAGTGCGTCTACATATCATGGTATGTTCGCACACGTTCACGCAACAGGTAAAGCATACTTTGCACATAGTGGTTCTTGGCACAAATTATTAGACGAAGATAGCAGTAACACAGATGACTTATCTGAAGGCAGTACTAATCTTTACTATACAGATGCTAGAGTAAGCGCAAATAGTGCAGTAGCTGCCAACACAGCAAAGACAGGTATAACCACTACACAGGCTGATGATATAGTTGCTAACAATGCTAAAGTAACTCGCAGACCAATTACAGCAGGTGGCAATACTTTAGAAACATCAGAAAGCCTTACGCTCACAGCAGGTAGTAATGTTACAATCACAGAAGCTGATGGTACTGTTACTATCGCTTCAACAGGTGGTGGTGGTGGAAGTGTTGATTTAGGCACATCTACAACTACAACTTCTGTTACAGTAACAAATTCAGGAGGTACAGATGCTACTATAAGCGAAGCAAGTAGTTCAGCAGCAGGTGTTATGTCTACTGCACATCACGATAAACTTGATGGCATAGCAGAAGGAGCAGAAGTAAACCCAACAAACACAGATGGATTAACAGAGGGTTCTAGTAATCTTTACTATACAGAAGCTAGGGTATCTGCGAATACTGATGTAACAGCTAACACAGCTAAAGTAACACGTAGACCTGTTGTAGCAGGCGGTAATACACTTGATACTTCTGAAACACTAACTTTTGCAGCAGG